CTAGAACTTGACCCTCTAATTGTAAGAGAAATAGCATCAACATCTACAAAAGTTTCAGTGAAATTAACTTGTTTACCACTACCATTACTTTCTGCTGCTGTAACAGTTGTACTTCCTTGATCGGTTTTACGTTTTAAAAATGTTTTAATTTTAAGACTTTTTACTTTAACTAAATCATTATTATCTGCACCATCAAAATCGAATTTTACTTTTATATATCTAAAATTAGTTCCTAAAACATTTGTATTTCCTTGTCCTTTACTTGTAAAACTTACGTTATCTAATGACGTAAATATTTCTGGAGTTATTGTTGTTGAACCTATAGTTTCCCCTGCATCTAAGCCTAATGTTGCTTCAATTCGAGTTGATGCTATTACTGCTCCTGTATCTATAACTTCTTCGTAACTACCTGAGTTTTCACTAGGTAAAGCATAAACAGTGGAGCTACCGTAAACACCAAAAGTCCTAGACGTATCATTGTTATTTGGGTCAAAATGCTGTTTCCAAGTTCTTGTATTATTAACATTAAAAAATAATCCATCATCATCTAAAAATCCATTAACTATAGTACCGCTAAAAGTACTGTCAACTTCATCAGTTAACACAAAATCAGGAGGTTGATTTACATTTGCTGTTGTGTCCTCTTGTTGACCCTCTACGCCTGCACTATTAACAGGAATTAAAATATATGTAAAACTACCGCCAACTTGCTCAAAAACAGTAGTAAATGTTCCTTGTTTTTGTCCAACTAAATTAGCTGCATCAGTTGTATTTCTATAAATGTTGTAATGAATAATTGGAAGTTGATTTGCTGCTACTGTGCTTTCTTGCCACCTTAATAAAACATTATTGTCAATAACCTCGTTTTTTAAATTTGTAACTTTAGAAGGTGTTGCTACTGTAAACAACACTTCTTCTAATTCCCCTTCATTATTATTAGTATCAATTGCCCTAACAAAATATTTTTGCTGTGAATCTGTCCATAAAACTCTTTCTGTTACCTGCGTTCCGTTTTGTTGAAAGTCAGCTATGCCAGCAGTTGTAGCACTTGCAACTTCCCTATAAATTTTATAATCTTTTATTGGAAGACCATTACTTAAAGGTGTAACTGAGTCCCAACTTACAAAAGCACTATCTGATTTAATAACTGCTGTAAGATTAAGGGGTTTAGGTGGAGCAGCTAAAACAGCATCAGGGAAATTAGCTATACCAGTTCTACCTATTTCACCTCTAAAACCGTTTGCATCTAAAGCTACAACGAAAAACCTAACAGCAGTTCCAACCACAAAAGTTGAATCAATATCTAGTACATAACTATCAGAATTTATTTTATCGACTAATGTTGCATTGCCTATATCAGTAATTAAATTACTACTTCTTCTGATTTCGTATTCTTTGATTTTTGTGTCTCCTTGTGTAGGTTCTGACCAAAATAATCTAAGTTTTGTACCTTCAAACGCAATATTAATATTTGGAGCTGCTGTTTTTACAAACGGAATTGTTTTTGATGTTAATGCGCCCTCTTTACCAATAATGTCAAATGCTTTTATTTTTATATTTCTGTCAGTATTAAAATTAACAGGCAACGTAAAAGTAGTAGAACTAACTTTACCTAAACTTGTACTATCATCAAAAATTTCATATTCTTTAATAGCAAATTGACCTGTTCCTACTGTTGGTTCTGTCCAATTAATAATTAAATTATCATCTTTATATTCGTGAGAAATTGTATTTACATCTATTGAAGGCGGGTTATTTATTGTTATAGCTGTTGTTCTATTTTGAGAACTTAAATTTCCATCAGAATCAACAGCCTTAATTGAATAAACTTTTGCATTATCATTTTTATTTGGCAAAGTGGGGACAAGAATATTAGTTGTATTAAATTCACCGATTAAAGTTCCAGTATCGTAATTACTACCCTCTTTAATTATGTAACCCCTTATATCAAGATCTCTAAAAAATGGTGGGATAGCTTCTATTGGAGTCCATGATAATTGTATTCCTAAATTAGAATCTATTTGACCACTAAAATCTGAACTAACTTGACTTGGGAGTGAATTTTTACCTTGAACTGTTAAAGAAGTTTCTAAAGTATCTGTTGATTTTCGGCCTGATCCACTTATAGATTTTACCTTAAAGTTAAAAATTGAGCTTGTGGCAGTATTTACATTGACATCATCAATGTCAAAACTAGGGCTTTGAGTTGTTACAACAATTTCACTCTTATTATCTTGGTTATAAATCAATTCGTATTTACTAATGCCTACAACTGGTTTCCATTGAACTATAACTCTTACTTTTACTTGATCTCTATATTTATATAATGATTCAATTGGATAATTTACAGTGCTACCATCAGACAAAACAGCATTAGAAAAGTTTTCTGGGGCTGTCGGTATTTCATCTAAATTAGTTATATCTCGATGAATTAAAGTTTCTAGTTGCTCTACATGAGCATATTTAGACTCATTATGTGACACTGCTGTTATTGAATACATATAATCGTCTTCTTCTTCAACAGATATAACTTTAAATTGTTGTGAAAGAATTGTTTGTTGTGAGTTCCCTGTAGTTTCTAAAATCCAAACTGAATTTAAATTAGGTGTTGCTACTTGTGTGGTTTTTACATAATCAGGATTTGGTTGTAAAGAATCTAAAAAAGGTTTATTTCCATTTGAGTCATTTACCAAAATATCAAATTTGCCATTTATTGTTATTGTTTTATTTGAAGTATTTATTGTGGATACATTTTTTTTACTAAATTGTCCGTTTGACATTATTACACTTACAGTACTTGTTAAATTGTTAGGAAGGTTTGCTTCGTCAGTAGTAATAACATGATTATTATTTACAGTTTGAATATTTAAAATTCGACCACCTCTTCTGACACCGCTTTTAACAGGGTCTTGTATCTCGATTATTTGTCCGGGTCTGCATAAAGAGCCTGCTTCTAATGTGGTTGTGAAATTAACAGTTTCAGTTTCAGTTTTTAATGTTGTTAAAAACCATTTGCCAAGACGTCTAGCTTGAGTTCGAGATGTTACGCCAAAACTATTTAAATTTTTTGTTATTGCTCCATATTTTGCTACATCATCTTCGTCAATAACCTCTTCATAAGCTGAGTCTCTTAGTTCATTATCAAAATATTTAATAACTGCGATATTTGCTCTTGTTTTTTGAGATGAACCTGAGTAAGTAAAACCATCAGGAGTTACGTTTGTTTTATTGAAAATAAATGTAGGATCTAAACCATCTCGATCTTGTAATAAAGTTAACGATCCAGCAGAGTATAATGGCATACCCCTAAATACTGAACAAAGATTATTGATGATTTTAAAAGCATCTTCCCTTTTTTGAATAACACAATTCAAAGAAAATCTAGGCTCTTTGATTGTTTCCACTTGACCATCATTTCTTCTGTCTTTAAAAGTTACTAACTCGGAACTATATTTACTAATTGAATAAAAACTATATATATCTAAATCACTTAACTTTAAAAATTGACCTAAACCATATCTTTCAGATAATAAAATGTCCAACAAACAAAAAGCAGGGTCATTTGTATATTGAGCAGCAGTTAAATTACCATCAAATATGTATCCGTTTGGATAATGTATAAAACCAAAACTTTTAATTTGATTTGCATTTGAAATACCTAAACTGGCAGCCTGAGTAGCGTTTCTCACTACAACTGGTGTACCAGTTGAGTTTGCTGCTGGAATTTTTACTTTTATACCATTTATTAAAAACGCTCTTCTTGGTATTGAATTAAATTGTTCAGCATCTAATTTAATACCAACTAAAGCTGAGTTTGGATAATTTAATACCCTATAAAATTTACAAGAACCATTAGCTACGTTTTTTGATTCAGTATGTTCAACTGTAAAACTTGTGCTACTAATAATTGATGCAATTTGAAAGTTACCATTACTAGCACCTGTATAATTATTATTTTTAACTTGATTATTGCCACTAAAAGTAAATTGTTGATGTGTACCGTCATTTATAAATTCAAAACCTAAACTATCTCCAAGAACTTTAGTATGTGGCTCAGTTGTATTAACTGTAATAGTAGTGCCTGACTGTGAAAAAGTACCTTGTATAGGATTATCAAAATCTTTTACAAGTTGATAAGACCTTAATTGTATTGCACTTGTATGATTAATTAAATTATCACTGTTATTATTATTAATTGTTGAATCATCATCACTTATTCGTTGTACTTGAAATTGAACAGGAAAATTATTACCTTGTATATTAAATTCATATTGCCTTTGATATAAGTCGCCTGTTCTGCCTGTTATTTTTTGATTTACAGTGCCATTAATACTTATATTTTGAAAACTACTATTATTTTGACTTTTTAAAAATTTAAATATAACTTCAGTACCTTTCGTGTCACCGTCTTTGTTTACTTTTTGAAGGGCTGGAATCCCAATATCTATAATTACACTTGTAACACTTGTATCAGTAATTGTAAAAGTAACAGGAGTACTTTTTGTTATTTCTAAACTAACAGGAACAGGACTTGAGCTTTTGTTAAAGCCTGTAATTACATTTTGTATAGGAGTGCCGTTTCTAACATCTATTTTTACATCATTAAAATTATCAGTCCCATCAGCATTTTTTAAGGGTGTGTTATTAAAAAAAATTGATTGATGAAAACTATTTGTAAAACCTCCGGGATCATGTATTCCATCAATTTCCCCTTCCGAAATTACATCTAAAATATTTGCAAAACTTCTATTATTTAATGAATCTTTTGCGGTTGTTGGTGTCCTTGAACCACCGCCACCACCTTTACCACCACCGCCCCCGCCAGAGCCTTTGATAAAATTGTTAGTCATACTTCTATGTCAACTGTGGTTATTGAAGCTGATACTGGAATACTACCGACTAAAACATGACCATAGCAAATCGGAATTGGAATACCTGCTCTTGCGTTATTTTGCACCCCATTAAAACTAAATGATTTTGTAGGATCTCCTTCTTCTTCGGGAACATCAGGTGTAGGAGACAACAAACCTGCAACACCTGATAAAAGTAAAACCATTCCGACTTTTCCAGCTAATGCAGCCCCACTAAAAACACCAGCTGACGATACTATTGGTTTACCTAAAATGCCAAGACCAGCACCACCACTAAAAGCAACAGCAGCACCAATTAAAACAACTCCAGCAATAATTTTGCCAACATTACCTGATCCACTTATTACTGGTATTATTTTTATTTCTTTTGGCCTACTTGGAAAATTAAGTTCAACTTCTTCAATATTTTCTTCATCAACAATAACTTTATAATTATTTTCAATAATATGTTTTTCCAAATTATTAAAATTATTAATCAAAAATCTTATGGCATCAACAGGTCTATTTAATACAGCTTGTAACTCATTATGGCCATTACATTTTTCAGAAAGCTCGCCATATAGTTTTATTTTACTTAACATAACGAATCCTCTTACCTGTACATTTCATTAACCATTCTCCATAGAAATCTTTTGAACTCACTCTACCCTCTATGTGATGTAAAATCATCTGATTCTTCAATAATACCCCTATATGATTTAATCCAGTACTATTTAGCGAAAATAATATACAATCATTTTCTTTTAAACTTTCATTAGGTTTTAATTCCCTAAAACCTGTTTTTTCAAAACAATTTTCAAAATAGGGATTATCACAAAAATCTTGAGGGTTAATTGGTCTATCCCAATCTCTTAATTTAATATTTAAAGTTTCAAAATAATCCCTTATTAAACTCCAACAATCATGTATTCCAAATACATATTCACGTCCCACTAATGGTGCTTTATAGCCACTTGGTTCAAAACTGTACCAGTTGTTGAAATCAACAGAATATATATGCCATTTATATTTATATTTTTCACATATCGCTTTATCTGCTGGTGTTGGATAGGGTTGGTCAATAGGGTGAGAATGAAAAACACCTATAATTGAAGCTTTATCAAAAATTTCGGCATATTCTAAAGGGTCAATAATAAAAGTATCTTTGGGATTAATTGATATATTTTTACAAGCTTTATATTTTGTTTTACCTTTAAATATATATACTAATCCGCAAGCTTCTTCTGGATAACATTGTTTTGAATGTAATTCTGCTTCTTGTTGCCAACTAAGCATGAAATGATCCTATTCCCGGAAATTCTCTTGGCAAAGCCTGACGTCTTGGTAATTGTACTGTTGGAGTGTCGAGTTTGGCAGCACACTCAAATTCAACTATTTCCCTGTTCTCAGACGATTTTCTATCAATAACATATACATCATCTTCACAACGCATTGAAGCATCTTCGTCTGGATTACTTGGTGCTGCTGAAACACTTATTGTATTTCCCATATTATCGCCATGTACTGAGCATGAATATTTTGCAGCATTATAACTTGCATTTGTACTTGCTAAATAAACAACTATTCTATCAATCCCTGCTGTTCCAGTAGCCACTAAACCACCATTTTGATTATTAAAAATTGTTGAACCACTAGCAGTTTTTAAAATTAAAGGGTGATTTGTATTAGATGAATCTGACTGTATAAATCTATATGTATTACCTCCAACTAAACTTAAAGAGGGTTTATAAACACCATTTATATAAAAATAATTAGCTCCACCAACATTTTGAACAGTAACAACATAAGTTATAGTTTGACCGCTAGTATTTGACGCAGATATAAATTTGGCAAAGGTTCGTTTCCTTGTTAATACAGCACCAATCAAATCATTATTAGGTGTGATGTTATTAATTTCTTGTAAAATAGTTGATACAGTTGATAATAAATTACTTATTCTCAAAGTTGGTCTAGGTAAATTTGATCCTTTATTAGTACCTTTATAATCAAAACCTTCCGCATCTATAGGCATTTGACTATAAGTTTGTCCACCAAATATTAGTTCTCCTGTTGCATTTTGAGCGACACCTGAGTGCCATCTATAAATAGTTATTTGATTACTAGGATTTCCTGTTGGATAATGCAAGCCTTCAATTAACTGTAATTCAAACAATGTAATTATTGCTGTTGGATTAGTTTTTTGTAATTCGTCAATTGGTATTGTCATGCTTCAAATACTTCTCGAAAAACTAATTGAATATTGTTAATGTTATAAGCAACTTTTTCAACTGTTGGATTTTCACATACCCATTTGCCAGTATTACCATAAGGGGGAGTCCAATTAAAACTTTTTGTACCATTATTGCCACCTGTTGAACTAGCTAAAAAATTTAAAATATTTGTTGTTGAGACATCATCTCGATTATTAAAAGGCAATGTCCATGTTCTTACTGTTGAATTTAAACCAGCAACTATACGCTGTTCATAATTATCTCCTAATTTATTTGTAATAACATTATTTTCAATGCTTAAATTAGGAGTAAAACTTGGGGATACATCCGATCCAACTGTTTGTGTGTCAAAAGTTGCCATTAGCTATAAAGTATTCCTCCGGGCTTTTTCTGTTTAACTAACTCTGCTTGAATAGCATGACCTATCATTTTGCCTAATTGTTGTGCTTTTGCGTTATTACCTTGAGCGTTAGTATTACCAGCATCAACTGAAACATTTACAACATTACTTCCCCCACCTTGAGACATTACACCTAATTTGCCGTCACTGCCACGTTTAAGCGGCATTATAGCTTCCGCACCAGCTTCGCCCATTAAACCCATTCCATTCTTCATAGGAAACATAGTGGGACGATTTACGATTGTTCCACCGTAAGCATATTTTTGAACTTCTCCTCCTTGAAGAACATTACCTTTTGCATTACCCAATAAACCACTAAACCAATTAGTAAATGGTTTCATAATTGTTTGTTGTATTGCTATACGAGCCATACTTTCAATTATTGATCTTGCTAAATCTCCAAAAGCAAGTTTTCCTGTCATAACAAAATTAACAAGTGCATCTTCCATACCTTGAAAAGCATTTGACATTGCATTTTTTACATTACCAGCAACATCATTTACTTTTGCTTGATAATCAGTTATAGCACTTTTCATACCATCTAATACAGTTTTTTGTTCATCACCAGTTTCAGGAGTAATACCACCACCAGCAGCATCTAAGTTTGATTTACCTTCAACTATGTTTTCTGGGTCTTTTGGTGGTTTTACTTCTGGCAAAGTAATTGTAAAATCATCACCTGCTGCTCTGTTATTTTTACCAATTAAAAATTCTCTTAAAAATTTTGGAAGGGCATTAAATGCAATTACAACGTATCTATAAAGCCCATCTCTTACGGCCTTAAAAAAGTTACCAATTTCATCTTTAAATTCTCTTATTTTTGCAATTGCAAGTACTAATGCTCCCACTCCTAAAGCTACCCATCCAAGAGGATTTGTTAAATTAAAAGCTATCATTGCCACTTTTGCTCCGATTAAAGCTTTTTTCAATAACACAAACGCTGCTGCTACTTTTGAAAATATTAAAGCTTTAATTCCAAAAGTTGTCAGAGTTACCATTGTTATTTTAAGAGCTAAAGCAGCCAAACCAGCAGCAGCCAAACCAGCACCAAAATCTTTAATCGGTTTAGGAAGTTTTGATAAATCAGTTAAAAATTGATTTATTATTTTTGCTAAAGGGTCTAAAACTGCTATAAAAGCACCACCAATTTGATTAGTTAATATTTCAAAGTTACCTCCTAAAACTTTTGTAGTCATAGCAAAGCTATCCATATTTTTTCTAGTTTCTGCCGATGTCCCACCGCTATTTCTTATAGTGTCAAACAATTTTGCTACATCTAAATCTGTTTGGTTTATAAGAGCTAATATTTTACTACCTTGCTGTTGACCAAATAATGCTTTAGCTACTTCTGCTTTTTGTCCAAGATTACCTACTTGTTGAAAACTGTCCCTTAAACTCATTATTACTTGATCCATAGGTTTTAAATTACCATTTGCATCTAAAATATCTGCTCCTAAATGTTTAAATGCTTTAGACAGTTTTGCATTACCTTTGGTTAAATTTAAAAGTTCGCCGTTAGCCCCTGTTGCAGCCATTGTTAATCTAGTAAATACTTGTCTTAAGGCTGTACCAGCATCACTTCCTTTAATACCACTATTTGCTAAAAGTGCTGTCATAGCAGCAGCTTCATTCATATTTACACCAAAAGTTCTAGCCATAGGTGCTGTATATTTTAATGATTCGCCTAAATCTCCTATTGTTTGGTTCGAACTGTTAGCAGTAGAGACTAAAATATCTAAAACGTCACCTGCCCTGTTAGCTTCTAAACCCATAGCTCTTAAATTATTTGATGCAATAGAACCCATTTCTGCAAAAGACACATCAGTAGCTTCAGCAGCAGCCACAATATCTCTTAGGGATACAGATATTTCATCTGCATTAAAACCTGCTCTTGATAAAGTAGTAGCCAACTGTGCAACTTCAGTAGGCGTACCTGCTGCTACTTGTGCTGTACTTTTAATAGCATCATCAAGTTGTGTTTTATTACCACCCCCTTCAATAGCAGCAGCTTTTGTAACTTCTGCTTCATAACTTGTAGCACCTCCAATAATACGTCTAATACCCCTGCCAACACCTAAAGTAGCAACAAGACCTGCTAATTTTTGACCAGTACTAGCAGCTTGACCGTCTAAACCTTTTAATTTACTTTTTAATCTGTCGATTTGATTACCTAACCTTTTATAAGCCTTACCACCTATATCAGTTCTGTCCCTTAATAAAGTTAATGCCCTAATATGTTCCCTTAAACCTTTTGTTGTATTACCAGCAGCCCTAGCCATTCTGTTAATTTCAATATTCATTTTACCTAGCTGTACTTTGCTAAGTTTCGAGCTAGTGTCTAATCCCCTTAATTGTTTTTTAAAATTATCAACAGATTTTGCACCTTCAACTTTTGCTTTTAGTTTAAAAGTTGTATCTAAATTTAAAGCCATTATTTACCTTTCCTATCTTTATTCATGTGTATCATAGCTTCACGTTCCATGACTTGTATATCTTCGAAAATTTCTTTACGATTATCTACATCATACAAGTCAAATAGCATTTGTAAAACATTATAATCAAAACCAATAACACCTCCCATAGTAGTTCTCCACTGAGTCATCATTCTTATAAAAAACATTACTGACTCCCAATGTTCTTCCCATACTTCAAAATCTTTTTCTACTCTTAGTGAGGGCAGCCCTTTAATACCTAAAACAGCAGCATCATCATGCGATTTATCTTCAACACCACCGTTTAAGAGATGATCGACTGCCCCTCTAAGTTTTTTAGTTTTCTTCCTGTTTGACCTTCATAAAATGTTTTTGCTAAATACATAGTTAACATTGGAATTTGCAATATTTCTTTTAAATTTTCTTTATTAAAAGGAACTTCCACTTCTTCGCCTTTATCATTTATTACAAAAACATCTTCCCACCCTATAAGTACCTTTTCACATAATTCCAAAGGGTCAAAATCACTAGGTAATTCATTTCCGTCTTTATCTTTTTTTGGCGTTGCTTTTTTTGCCATTTCATTAAGAAATTTTTGTGGCATACGCTTAAAAATAGCTTTAAATTTAACCTCTACAAAATCATCATCTACTGGATATTCATATTCAACTGTCCATTTAAAAGTCTTAACTTTGTTAATAATTAGTGCCATAAAAAAGATTAAACCATGTAACGCACAGTTTAACCCTTATTTATAAAAAGTAAATATATAATTATGCAAAAACTAAGCTTACTTCATCATTTCCACTGTTAGGAACTGCTGTATAAGCTAAATCAAGCATATCTATATCATCAACAGAAGCATAAGCTGGTGCTGTAATATTAGCCTTTGGCATTGATACTGTTATTTTATTACCATCAGACTGACCATGTTGGAATGTATTATTACCACTTAAGTTATCAGTTGCAGCAGTGAAATAGTTTTTTGTAGCTAATGGTATATTTTCAATTTGAACTGTGCCAGAGGGCGCACGATTATTTAAAATAACTTCTTTTGTACCTCCTACTAATTCACGATAAACAATCTCATTATTCATTTCAAAACTAAATGTATTTAAAGATGCTGAGTAACCTTGAAATTGAAAGCCAGTTGTGTTTCCTTGTTTAAAAACTAGGGGGTCTGCTTGTTTTTGAAATGTACAACTTGGCATAGCTGTGTCAGTTGGAGCATTATACAATCCTGTCATAACAAAGGTTATTGTTGGAATTGAGCCAACTTCAGCATTTAAACTGAATGTTCCTCGGCAGCCTGTCAATTTATGCTGTACACCATCTGCATTATAGACAATAGTACAAGAATCAAAATTACTGCTAACAGGTGCATAAGTAACGCTAGTACCACTAGCAACAGTTTCGCTTAGTCCACATGATGTAAGCAATGGGGCTATTTGAGGTGCAACCCCTTTTGTTTTACTCCCAGCCATCTCCACTGTTATTGTTACTTGCGCTCTTGTATTTGCTAAAAGCGTATCGTAGTTACCAAGATAACTTCTTATTAAATCCCTAGAAACCTCGTCACTTTGTACTGGCTCTATTGATAATTCAGTACAAAGAATAGCATTTTGCGCTCCTGTAGCAGTAGGGTCAGTTCCGTATGTACTTTCGTCTTTTGCAAGTAAAGCTCTTAGTCTAGTTTTCTTTGGCATCTGAGGTGTCCTCTGTTGGTAAAGATTCTGTTGGTTGGGCTGGTTGAGTTTGCCTAATCAGCTTTCTCTTACCAGTTTTAGGATCAATAAGGTAAGAACCCCCTTGACCTGCGTACTTATCATTCATAATAGCGTTAATTATGTGGATAAATCAGCAATTGATGTCTGATATATAATAATATAATCTAAAGATACCACTCCGCTAGGTTGATCTCCATCTACTAAGTCAAAACTTACGCTTCTAGGTTGTATATCAATTGCGTTTCCACCTAAAGTTAGATCACTTACTAATTTTGTATGTAAAGATTTAATTATTGGGTCAGCAGCTTGGTCAAGTGTTTTTGTTTTTGACCCCCTTGTAATAATACTTAATCTAATTTGTAGCGTCCATTGTAAATTATTTCTCCTAAGCTCACAATTATCGGTAATAGGTTCATAAATTAATACAGCACCTTCTTCCCTTGAAACAGGTGTAACCCTGCTTCTAAATATGCGTGTTCCTAAGCCAGTAGTGCCAGCTATTTGTGTTTTTATTTTGGTTAATATTAGTTCTCGTTTTGTACTCATGTCTTGCTAAGTGTTATTTCTGTAAATTTACCGTCATCTAATAGTCTTTGTCCTTTAACTTCAAAAGCAGTTTGTATGCCATTTACATCAGTTTTTATAGTTTCACCAATCTCCAAATCCGCAAAATCTGTTGTTTTTACCTGTAAAACATAATCTGTTGAGTAAATCATATCTCCAGATAATATTTGATCGGGCATATCTAAAATACCAATTTTTGTTCCGCCAGCATAATGAACCTTTTGTCCAAAAGGTTCTTGAAGAAAAACATCTAAATCGGAATCAATATAAGACATAAGAAAAGCCCCATTAAGGGGCTATATATTAACCGTATTTGTTTAGTGCTAAACCATTAATACTAAACGTAAATGAGGGTGTTGACCCTCCAACTGTTTGTACTATTTTGATGTAGCGTTTTGCTTCGTCTTTCTTAAATGTGATTACTTGCATAGATACAGAATCAGTTACTTGAGTAAAAGCTGCACCACTTAAATCACCGTAAGTACCATCACTAGCATCAGAGTCTTGAACTTTTACATCTAATGTTGGACTTGAACCTGTACCAGCAGCACTTGTAAGAATTAAAGAAACATCACCGTCATATTCCTTTAAATCTATAGCTGCTGATGTTGCTGTACTTGTTACAGCAGCAGTAGCTACACATGAAAATAATTGTAATTTATCAAGTGCTTGTTGAATAATCGCCATTTTTTTAAGTTGTTGAAATTGCAGTTTGGATTTCAGTTATTAATTCGGTTTTTGTTTTTGTAATGTCTAGCTCTAATCCAAGCTCTTTTCCGTATGTTTCTAAATTTAATTTAGTCATACGTTCAAAATTTGGCTGTTTATCAACTTTTGGTTCTTGTGCTTTTACTTCTTCGGCTTTGTGAATATTTAAAAGCATTAAACCTATGTGATCTTCAACATCAATAATGGAGCCAGCACTCGTAGGAGTGCCAGCTATCATTGTGTTTCTTAAGAGCTTAAGTTTCATTATGTACCAAAACAGAACGCTCCGGGCTGTGTTACAGCATAGTCAACGTCTTGTAGAGCTATAACTCTTACGTTACCTGATGTAGCACCAGCGTATGGATCAACTGTTAAGTCTAATCCAGACCACATACCAATAGTAAATTTACTAAAGTCACCAAATAGGCAATCATTGTTTGCTAACTGGTTTGTGACAATTGCGTTATAACCATTAATTTGATTGTTCTCAAAAACAAATTTGCCTGTGCCTGATGCAACCTCAGTTGACTTTAAAGCACCTCTAGCAGAAGAGTTAATGATATAGAACATATTTGCTACTTCAGCATTGGCTACAGCAATGTCGGTTTCCATTGCTATATATTCAGCAAATGAACCAAAAGTAGTAATAGTCTGTGTACCGATACCAGTTGTATCTTTAATACCTAAAGGCTGGTTTGAAGAACCTGTACCATAGATAGCTGCTCTATCTAATTCAAGAGCTATGTTTTGTGCAATATCATTTCTGATTCTTTGCTCAACGTCAACAGATGCTTGTAATAGTAAACGGCGGCTGTAGTCAACAAAAGCTCCAATTGTCTTAGGAGTCATGTTCACTTGGTCAAACGCTAGGTTACTTTCTGTTGGACTTGATCCTTCTCCTACCCAATAAGCGGTGCTTCCTGATGTTTGTCTAGGAATTGAAATGTTACCGTCAAGTCCTGTCAACATAGAAGGGTTGGCAGCCATTATGGCCATAGAATTTTTCAACTGCTCAATAAATGAACCAGCTAATAATTCTGTAGCAACTAAGTTACCTCCAGCAGTTGCGGAGCCAACTGTTAAATCTCTTTTTTGCTCAAGCACTTCGTTTGGAACAAGAATACCGCCAGCGGGTCTGCCATACTTTTTAGATGTAGCGTCAGAGACTTCTCTTTCAAAAGCAGCAGCTTCTTGTGCTTGTCTATCTGTTGGATTTGACAAAGCATGCAAAGCTCTTGTGAAAGAAAATCTTTTAATTTCTTTTTGATCTAAGCCTACTTCTGGGGCTTTTTGTATTTGTGTTTGTTCCACGTTGTTGAGTCTCTCCTCTCTGTAAGTGTTGATAGCGTGGCGAGCATCTTCTACTGATGCACCATCTTGATTTAACTTATGTGCTAAATCAGGGCAATTGTATTTTTCGCCCATTGCTGTTACCGCATTTGCACGGCTTCTTTCAGCAACGATTATATCTTGGCTGCGTTTTTGCTCTGCTTCAACGGCTTTGCTTGCAGCCTCTTTAGTTTGCTCCATATTTTTGGAAGTTAAAGTTGGACTAGATGACGGAGCTTGAGCCGTCAAAGCTTCCCTAGATTGCTCTAGGTCGGCTGCATTTTCTTTTGGTGGAGAATCTGCAACCTGTTTAATTTCAATCTTATCGTCATTTTCTAAACTTCGCCCTACTCCAACGGAAGCGTCTGCTGGCACCGAAACCAAACTTATTTCCATGGCTTTCCATGAGGTAACAACCATCTGATCGCCACGTTCCTCAATTTCATTTATTTGATATGCAAAACTTACTTGTGAAATAATGCCATCTTCTACATCATTACGTTTTTCTGTAGCGTTAGGATTTCTGCTCCATTTAATAGTTGCATAACCCCTTCTATCATCTGATATTTCTGCATTTTGTACAACGCCAAGAACCTCGTCACGATTATGATTCCAAAGAAAAGGGGCAGTTCCGTTGTTTAAACGTGATAGGTCAGCAGCCCCCTTATCATGCGATAAAACTTCTTGTCCGAAATATCTTGCAACTGGTTCTTCTGAACTAAAACTTAAAAATAATTCATTGCCATCTGATTCAATTTGTGCTTTTAGTTCTCTTGTTTGTACTAAAGATTGTCCTTTATTTCTTTCAACTAATTCATTTAAATTTACTTTCCTAAATTGTTGTATTTCTTTATTATCTGATTTTTTATCATCATCATGCCATGGACGGCCACCATATTCTTCATTTAATGGTAAATCATCAATTTTAGTTAATGTACTAAACTTATGACCAACTAATTTATCTGTTTTAACAAAACCACCTCCACTTGGAGCAGGTCTGTAAATACAAATTAATGCAGCTGGATCTTCTGCTGTGCCATCAACAGTAAAACTGCTGTCAGGTATGTTTATAGTCCCATTTCTTTCTACTTTTTCAATTAATCCTCTGGCTCTACCACCACTAGAGTTCCAAGAAACATAATCACCAACTTTTAATTCATCAGGTGCTGCTTTTAATTTTTCTGGCTTTTTTTCTAATGTTGAATCCATAAAATTCTCACTCATGTTGTCTTTATCATACTCATTTAAAAGCGTATCATCAAATCTTGCTCTTGCTTTTTTAATTTGCTCAGATTTTTTCCGACTCCAACTAAAACCACTGTCACCTCCCCAAGCGTCCCAAGCCACTCTGCCTTTTGATGGGAAACCTTCTTCGCCAGAATTAAATCCCTCAGCTTTTTTATCTACTTCGTGCCGTGCGAAAAAACTAAACATACGCATTACTACATCCACACTAAGTTCTGAGCCACTTAGTATTTGAGTTGCTCGTCTTGCTGCTACAGCAGTACCACCTTTTTTGCCCTCTTGTTTCCATTTTTTATATCGTTTTGCTGCAACCTTCATACCATCTGTTGGCATCAAACTTATTTCAGTTCCATTTACTTTTGCCATTCTTAAATATTAGATATACAACATATTATCAGAATATTTTGTTATTAATAGTTGACGTATGCTTAGTATATATGTTATATTAACAATAGTTAGGGAATGATAACTCTAACTATTCACCCCATTGAGGAATTACAAAATGAGAGACACTTCATTTTTAGGCAAATTATTAGCACTAACTGAAAGTACTAATCCACATGAAGCAAATTTAGCAAAAGCTAAATTACAGCAGCAACTTGAAAAACGAGGAATTGACCTTGACCAATTAGAAGCACAACTAGGCGATATGTCTGTAGTTGAGGAAGAAATTGAAGTTATTGCTTTTAGATACGGAACACCTTACAAACGTATTGACCCAGCAGTTTCAATTATTGTTGGTGCTGTTGCTGATTACTATAACGGTAAAATTGTTTTTACTCCTTTTAAGTTTGAAAGAAGTGGAAACCAAAAACATCAAAAAGAATACATAAGAGATAAAAAAGGTGACATATATAGACAAATGGAAATCACTGCTAACAAAGCTAGAAAGATAGAAATAGAAATTTATACAGATTACTTAGTACAAGCATTACAAGATGCTTGGGCGAGACATTGTCAAGAAGACCCATTTCAAGTTGCTATGGAAGGTGCAGCACATAGAAACAGTTTTAGAAAGAATTGGGCTTGGGAAGTTGAAGCACGTTTCGAAAAAATGAAAGCTGATGAAGAAAGAAACGGTACTCAATTAAAATTAGCTAGTAAAACTATTAACGTTTCTGCTTTAGCTATTACTAAAGCCAATAAAGCGGAATTAGCTAAGGTTGAAGAGTTTTATGCTGAACGTTACCCAAGTATTGGAAGAGGTGGATCAGGCTATGAAACAGGTGGCTCAGGTGCAAGTGCTGGTCGTGCGGCTGGCAGTCAAGTTGGTTTAAGCAGACAAATGTCTGGTAGCAGTCAAAGACGTTTAGGAGGTTATTAAAAATGACCGAAGATTTTACACTTGACCCAAGAGTAACTGAATTTTTAGAACACCTTGAATCTGGACTCGCACAAGCGGGTCTAGATTTTGAAAATTACAACCCAACCTATGTTCATTTGCGTGATGAAAATACAAATGAATTAACTACAGGTTGCATTTTTAGCCAAGTTATTAATCCTACTGATACAGAGCATACTGTTTGTGTTGCTTATGATGGGGTAAGTTTCCCACAAAATAAACACTCTAAACTTCCATTTAATATTGACCAACCGCCTTCTATGGTTGCTATTCTTTTTCTTGTAGCAATGATGAAAGAGCTAGTTCTTGACCCGCCATCTTGTCCACATTGCGAAAAAGAAAAAGACTCTTAGTTTTCACTAATAGTAGTTCCGCCACCTAAATCTAGGTCTAATTGAACTCCAGACTCGCTTAAAGTTTCTTGTTCCGCCTTAATTTGATCTATATTGTCTTCGAAATCTTTACCTAACATTGAAACAATTTCACCTTTTGTATAGTAACCAGCAGCTTCACCCATTCTAAAAGCTTCAATTTCTTTTTTAGGGTCAACCCAACTCCAACCCCTAGCCTGCCATCTTGGGTTTGAATACCTTAAAGGTGTTAATTCATAATCAGGTAAATTTAATGAACCTGATAAAACAGCAGCATCTAAAAATTCCTCAAATACTCTTTGATGTAAATTTTCAATAATAAATGTTTGTAGCATTTTCCAATGTTCCCGATCTTCCAACAAACTTAAACGAGAACTAGAATAATTAGTTTCGCTGAAATCACGACTTATAGTTTCATAGGAACAGCCTAGTCCAGAAGCGAACCTTCTAATTTTGGCTCTTACATACATTTCATATTGACTGTCAGGGCTACTAATATTAGGCACTGTAATTTCCTCGCCCGGATTTAAGTATTTAAAAACACCTGCTTCCCAATCAGTTAGTCTTTGTTCTTCTTGTACATCATCAGCTTCTAACTCACCTTCAGTTGAACTAATAAAACCCATCAAACTTGCTCCAGCTCTGGCTCGAATTACGGCTGCACTTTCATAGCCCGACATTTGGTGCATATCGTCCATTACGCAACTTAGCCAAGGCACACCTCTATTTTGTCCGGGACGTTCTTGTATAAATAAATGAATAATATCGTTGGCATTTATAATTGTATGTTTTTGATTCTCATAACTATTTTCAAACCAGTTGTCGCCCGGATGTTTATTTAAAAAGGCATATCTTTGTGGCCTACCAAATTTGTCAACCTCAATTCCCATTCTCCATTCATTTCCTTTTCTTGCTGGTTTACCAGAATATTCATCATCTAATAAATCACTTTCAATAATTTCTAATGCCAAAGGAACTGTACTTTTACCAAATTTTCTTCTGACTATTCTTAAAAATACTTCACCACTTTCAACCAAAGCTCCGACTGCTAAATTTTCAAGCATAAAAAAACTTTTTTGACCTGATACATCACAGTTATCTCTTTTGCACCATTTTTTCCATTCTGCTTCAATCATCATGCTTAATTTTTTATCTTTTTTCTTACCTCTAATAGCTGGAACCATGCACTGAAGTTTTACACCTTGACCAATAACATTTATTTGTGTTGTTCTCTTAGCTTGCTTTGCATATGGGTTATCTCGCATTAATTGACGGCTTCTATCCCTTAATTTGCGTAAACTTACCTTAATTTCCGCATCTGCTGAAGTGTTACTTGATACCCAACCATCTGTTAAACGTGAAATAGCTGCACCAGCATATCTGCGTCTTTGTATTTTTTTTACTTCTGGCTGCCTATTAAATAATCTTGTAATTGGTGTATGCCAAGCCATAATTAACCTCTTGTGCGAATATATAAATTATGAGGATTGCCCTCACCGTTTGCAATCTTTTGTTGCTTTTCCTCTTTAATTAAATCTCTTTTATACCTATCTCTAATAATAATTAATTCAGTTAAATCAAATTTTTTCAAACTTCTATTTCCTATTTTATATTCTTGAACAGCTTGTCCAGTACTTAAAGATCTTATTGTTTCCTCTATAGCATCAAAATCTTTTCTTAATTGTGTTCTACCATCAAATGCTTTTGGATTATTACCAGAATATAAAGTACTTTCTAAAACTGTAAATTGTCCCTGAGCTATAGTTTGTCTTTCATTACCAGACTTATTAGCCATAGCCTGATAAAACCATAAACCGTCAGGAAACGTAGCTGATGTGGCATTACTTATAGTAAATTTAAAACCATCTTCATGTGCTGTGCTATTGATAGTAGCTGCAAAATTTTGTTTATTAGTTCTTAAATAATAAACAACCGACCACTCTGGGCTTGATATTGGATTGCCAAAATGATCTTGTGTTGCGTTGAGTGTCCATTGAATGTAGTCTCCCGCAATTATTTTTTTTGGAATAGTCACAGTTTTACCATGATGAAATAAATTTAGGCTTTTGAGCCTTCTTTCTTGATCTTAGCTCACTAATATAATCTTTTTCACCCTTATTTTCTTTTATTTTGTCCTTAATTCGTCCTCTTTCTTCATAAACGTCCCAAATTGTTCTTCTATCTCGTTTTTGATAAAGCCTATGCAAAGCAGCATAAGCATAAACTGTAGTATCTAAAGCTTCATTTCTTTCTGATGATTTTTTAACCCATTCCCTAACAGGAAAACCTTTTACAAATCTAATTATTTGTTTCTCTGCTGTTAACTGTTTAAAATATTCTTCATCCGCTTTAATATTAAAATGTAAATAACCAGCACCCTCTTCAACATGACGTAATCTTGAAAATAATGTTGTTTTAATTGTATCTGTACCTACTGTAAATAATTCTGCTCCACGTTTAATTACCCTTCCTTTCCAATTCAAATCTAATTTTTTACCTTTTCCTATAGGTGGCTTATCTTTAATACTTGCACCTTTTATAGCTATAACACCATATTTTCTTCTGTCCCTTGTATAAGCATAAACTTCGCTTGTGAAATGACCACCACTATCTACAGCAATTACATCAGGTGTAAAACTACCCCCTAATTCATGCCTAAAAGGTCTTAATAATAATTGATCTAATTGTTTCCATAATTCGCTAGTTGAGGGGTCACCATATATTTCTTGATGATCTATTAACCACCCCTCTTCCCCACGACCCCAACCCCAAACAGATATAGCAAGCCTATTATCTTGTACGTCAACACCAGCAGTTAAAACAACAGCTTTTTCTGGTATCATATTGGACTCATAAGACTCAACCCTTTCTAGTAAAACATCAGCACCAACTTTTGCTGCATAATTCTCTTCGAATGTCTCCCCAAGAACAGTATTTACAAAAGTTTTTAATCTTTGTGGATCAGACTTTGCTTTTATAAAATCATCAACAATTTCTTCCCACCCCTTCCAACCAAGAGGAGAATATAAACCGTTTAAATGAAATCCGGCAGTTTTACCATCACTAGGGGCAGTTGCCCTCCATTCACCACGTTCTAAAAAATAATGTTTATCCCTTTCTTTAAAAGTTTTTTTGCAACTTTCACATTCATATTTTACAGTTTTAGGATCATTGTCCTCCCACTTAACTTGACTCCATTTTAAATATTGCATATGACCACAATGTACACATGGGATATAATACCTACGTTGATCTGATTCTAAATATTCTTGTTCTATACGACTAAAATCTTTAATTGTAGGAGTGCTTGTCATTAAAATTTTTCGCCTACTAAATGTCATTGTTCTTTTTTCAGCCAAACTTACAGCATCTCCTTCATTGTCAAGATCAGGTGGGAAAGCATCAATTTCGTCCATAAAAATATACCTACAAGGCATAGACCTTAAACCAACAGCACTATTAGCTCCTGTTAAAACCATTATTCCTCCCGGAAAATCTTTTGAAAACATAGTATTGCCACTATCTCGACTTCTTGCTGGTGCTACTAAATTATTTAAAACAGGCGTGTCATTAATTAAACCTTCAAGTCTTTGCCGACTTAACCTTTTTGCCATTTCAAGAGTTGGTTGAATAACAAGCATACTAGCTGGCGAATGAGATATAACATATCCAAGCCAATTCGAACCCGCTTCTGTTTTGCCTAGTTGACTTGCAAATTGTAATACAACTCTTTGAACTGGATTATCTGTTGATAAACAATCCATAGGCTCAACTAAATAGGGTGTTCTTTTATTTTTCCAAGCACCTGCTTCACTGCTTGATTTACTGCTTAAAACTCTGTGCTTTTCAGCCCATTCAGCAACATTTAAAGGTTCTTCAAACTGTAAGCAATTAATGCAATCTTTAATTAATGTTTTAACTAATGTCAATTGATTTTAGTCCCTCCAAACATTCTCTTATTTCAGTAGAGATTAAATTATGTATTTTTGACGGATCAGTTTCCGCAGCTACTATTGGTGAAATTCTATCAGGAATTGTTCTTAAATTATCTCTTACTTGTAAATGTAACTTGCTTAATTTAAGTTTTAATTCGTCAAATGGCACTAATTTTTTACTTTTTTCCTCAAATTCAAGTTTTTGTAACCTTGCAGCATACATTTCTTTTATTGCTCTATTTGCTGCTAGTGACGGCATAGGAGTTTTTTGACTTTGATCTATATATTCTTTAGGTTGTATTTTTGTAATTACTTTTTCTGTACGTCCTAATGCTGCATCTAGTTCAATATCTGCTTTTTGTGGGTCAATATACCATTTTCTTCCTATTTGTTTAGCACTTGGAATCATACCGTTTTTAAGATATTTAGTTATCATTGCCCCACTTACTTTTCTGTGAATAGCGTAGGCTTTAGCGTCCATAATTTTTATCTTACCCCCATGTATTTATGAGTTTGAATACTAATCCTCCAATTATTATTTTTTGCTGTCTCAACGCATAATTCCGTATTTTGTAGTTCTTGGCTTACTGGTTGTAACCAAACTAATTGTCCATAATTTATTTTTTTAACTAATTTTTTAAGGTTTTTAACGTCATTAAGCCCATTTATAGGCATTTTAAGCTCATTTGCTCGTAATAAAGCTGAATTAAGCACTTTTAAGCCACCAAGCATATCAACTTTAGGACTAACAGTAACCCACGTTTTATGATAAACATTAATTGTATGTGTTCCGCTTGTTTCAACCTGTACTGTTCCAACACTTGATAATAATCTTGTTAATTCGAAAATATCTTGACTACAAGGCTCACCACCTGTAAGCACAAAATGTCTAGGTCTTAAATTTTTAACAATTTTTACAAGTTCCCTTTCGCTAACTTCAGACCATTTTGGGGAATCTTTTGTTTTGTGTAGCATTTCATCAATTTCAATTTTTAACTTTTCTACGCCTGTATTCCATGTATGTTTAGTATCACACCAAGCACAACCCACTGGACAACCTTGTAACCTTATAAAAGTTGCTGGCGTACCTGTAAAATATGCTTCCCCTTGTATAGTGTCAAAAATTTCATTAATTTTTAGCATCATATTCCTCTTTATCTGCTTTAGCGTTTTCGACACTTTCCCAAGCAAAAATAACCCATCCCATTGATTTAGTTGTTATATAGCTAGAAAAATATGTAGGTTCTTGCTTAGATACTAAAACGTAATAACTACAATTTTTATATTTTTTGTATTTTTCTAAGGTTTTTCCCGAATCATAAATATCATCAACAATTAAACAATTGTCTTGTGGTGCATTTAATAATGGAATTTTTAAATGGTGACTAAGTGCAACTGCTAAACATAAACCACCTCTTGGAATACCATAAACACCAACAAATTTTTGATCTTTATATTTTGAAACAGCTAATTTAACTGCGCTGTCAAAAGACTTCCAACTAAAATTAATCATGGCACATAAAATGCTGAATTTGAATCATGTTCTTTTACTTCTACTTTTGTTATTTCACAACGTCCAGCATATTCACTATTATTTAACCATTCAGAGGTTAATTTATAAACTTTTAAAGCAAACATTTCACTTCCTACCCCTTCTTCCAAAATAACTAAATCTAACAACCCTAAATCTTGGCCAGCTTCAAACCATTCTATATGTGGGTCGTTTATATCAATTAAAGTTTTATGATCAAAATATTTTCGAAATTTATTTTCTAAATCTTTTAAACCACCATAATCAACAACCCAATTACGCTCGTCTAAATTTTTTGCTTGAAATTCTAAATATATTTCTAATGAATAACCATGTAAAAATCTACAATGAGAAGTTGCTTTAAATTGTCTAAAACAACAACTAAAACCTTTAGTTGATTTATAAGTTTTTGTTGATTTAAATGTTCCCATTATTTATACCCTTGTCCTTTAAATAAGTCCATAAGTTCGCTACGAGCTTCAGCAGTTTCCCTAAAAATACCTCTCATAACACTTGTTACCATTTCAGTTTCATTATCTTTTACTCCCCGCCAAGTCATACATTGATGCTTGGCTTTAATTATTACTGCTAACCCTTTTGGTTTAATTAATTTTTCAATAGTATCTGCTAATTGAATAGCTGCTTCTTCTTGTATTTGTGGTCTTGACATTACCCAATCTACAATTCTATTAAATTTGCTTAACCCTATAACACGATCACTTGGAATTACTCCTATCCAACATTTACCAATGATTGGCACTAAATGATGAGAGCAAGCACTTCTTACACTTATAGCTCCAACTGTATATATTTGATCTAAATTTTTAGCATTAGGAAAATCAGTTACTTTGGGTTGTTTATGATAACGTCCTTTAAAAACTTCATTTAAATACATTTTTGCTACTCTTTGAGCAGTTTCAATTGTGTTGTGATCATATTTTGTATCAATAATTAAGCTTTCCAATAAACTTTGTATTTTTTCGGTTACTTCTTCTTGTAAAACTTTAAGCTCATTATCATGTATGAAATCAGCAATATTATCATTAGCAAAATAATTACCATTTTCTAATTCAATTCGTTTTTTTATTGTTTTGGAAATTGGTTCGTTCACGATTGTCCTCCTCTGTAAAGATAATTAAAGCTTTTGGATAAAAGCTCAAAAGCCATATCTGTTATTAATGCTAAGAATAATTTTGTATTTAAGTATTTTTCTACATCAACTGATAAAGCAACACCACTTCTTGCCGATAATGTTCTTATTCGTGAAACACCGCCATGCCATGATTCAGTTTTAGCCATCAGGTATGGATCAATTCCAAAATGTTTAATCCTTGATAATATTTTTGTATTACCTACTTTTGTTTTAAAAAGTTGTTTTTGTATTTTTTCAAATTGACCTCTCCCCATATACATCATTAAATAACCATATCTTGCACCGTTTTCCCATGTGCTTGAATCACACATATAAGGTTTATAAAGTTTTATATAATCCATATTTGTAAAACCTAGTAAATGAACTTTTCTTCCGTTTGCTACTTTCATTGCCCCATGAATATAACCTTTCCTTTTTTTACCCCTAAACCCATTAATTCCTCCAATAGCAACAACATCACTTTTGCTATAAAAATAATCAAAAGCTTTAATATCTTCGCCGGGCTGATAAATAGGTATTGGGTTAAAACCTCGCTCAAGCATTTTTTCAAAATTAACTGCTGTTTTATCAGGGTCGCCAATCACATCAAGCGTAAAATAACGCCAAGGTTTTATTGGCAATTTTTCTAAAAAAGTACAATAATCGTCTAACTCAATAGGGTTGCCACTTTTCCATGCTGTAAATGCACCACTATCTAAAACAAACCGTAAATCATTTTTTGGAAATTTTTTTAATAATTCCATAACTGGCTCGTTACAATAAGGATAGGCAATTAATATATTTAATTTAGTTGTCATTTTATTTCAATTGCTACTTCGTTACTTTCACAATAATCATTAATAGCATCAATAACTTTATCTTTATTTTCAGCATCTAACTCAACAACAATTCTGGCTTTTATTGCGTCCATATGTTCACCATCACTTGCTGGATCATCAATATCACTAGCCCAACCATCTTGCTGTAAAGCTTCAAGTTCTTCATCACTCCAACCCAAAATATTTAAATCAAAATCTTGCAAATTTAATTTGATTATTTCTTCCGCTAATAAATCTTCGTTCCAAGTAGCATTTTCAGCCAATTTATTATCAACCAACACATATGCCTTTTTTTGATTTTCTGTTAAATGGTCTAAAACAACAACAGGCACAACGTCTAAAGCTAATTCTTTTGCTGCAGACAATCGACCATGACCAGCAACGATTCCGTCATTGCTATCAACCAAGATAGGGTTTAAAAACCCAAATTCAACAATGCTTGCTGCAATTTGAGCAACTTGCTCAACACTATGTTCCCTTGCATTTTTTTCATAAGGTATTAAACGCTCTAAGTTCCAAAGCTCAATTTTTTGAGCCATAGTTACACTATATTTGCTATTTATTGTTTTATTCATAGCCATATCCTAGTGCGTTACACTCAAAATTACCAGCTATTTAACTAAATAACCACCCCTTATTGAGAATGTGAGTTAACCATATATGGGGTCTGACACTAATTAATGAGGGCGGTTGCAAAACACCA